ATATTACCGATTCGTTTAAATGTTTTCTCAATTCGTTTAGCTTGTTTATTAAAACCATCTCTAACAACTGTATCTGACCATGCTAAATATTCTCTTTCAAGTATAGCTTTAATCTGTGGTCTAATAGCAATAGCTGATTGTAGTTCTAATAACTTACCATCTGTTAAAGGTAATCGACTTGCAAGAGATACTACTTCTCGTTCTATTCTATCTAATGTTTTGATTAATGTTTTGTAATACTCTGCTTCAGCAAGTTCTATTTGTTTAATTCTGTAAAGTGTTGAATCTTTTACTATATCTGACATTCATTAAATTTCCTCTTGCTCTACTTCTTGATCTTCTGCTACTACTTCGTCTTGTGTAAATTCTCCAACTTCTGATTTAGCATCTATCTCATCAAATATATCATTTAGCTTTTCATCATCATCTATTACTGCTCTAGCTATTTCTTTATCTACTTCTTTATTAAAAGTAGGAGAGCCAATGTTTAATGCTTTTGCTTGTTGGAAATACATAAGATCACTTGCATAATCTCTAATGTTAAATGAATCAGGATAGTTTATTTCTCCATCATATTTTACATTCTGGAATTGTGCATATAGTTTGAATAATTGTTCTTCTGCTATTTGTAAGTTATCAGCTTTTTCAGATAGTCTAGCATTAAGTAATTCAAATTCTGTTTGTAAAGCTACACCAGATGATACTTGTGTCTTTGTACTTCTGATAGCACCAGTATGTGCAATTCTATTTATAGCATCTACTTTGTGTCTTACTGATTCCATAATAGCTTGTAAGTTTTGACCTGATGGTTGTAGTAAGTATGGTTTTAAATTTGGTTCCATTTCGTCAGGCATTTCTATAACAGCACCAGCACCAGCACTTGCATTAACACTTGGAGTCTTAACTAATGATGGGTGGTTTGTTAATCTAATTAACTGTTCCATTTCAGAGTATTCGTTATAAATAGATTTTTGTAAGTCAGCTATATCTGTTAAATCTGATTGACCAATTCCTCTCTTATGAGATTTAGAATTGTATAAAATAACTGCTGGTATTTTGCCAATCTGGTTTATGGCAGTATCTAGTAATCTTGGTTCTGAATCTTTAGGAAGATATACTGTGTCAATCCTATCTGGAAACCAAAGTCTAAAATACTGTCCACCCTCTTTGTCTACTTCTTCTCTTACCTTTAAATAGTTAAGTTCATATCTACCATTTGCTTGTCTTTGAAAATTCCAATCAAAAACATTTTCAGGAGTTAAGATTGATAAGTAGGGTCTGATATTTTGTTCTAGTTCTTCTGCTTGTGTGTTAGTCGTAATATTAGGTTTATCTAAAATCATAAAACAATGACCATAGATAGACGCATAATTTTGTGCTTGTCTTATTACAGAGTTTAAATTGTTACCCTCTAAATCTGCATCTTTTAAGAATGAATCTAAACTAGCTTCATCTGCCATATCTCCAAAATCTCTACTTGGTCTAACTCTAAATAAAAATGATGAATAAATTTGAATAATATTTTTACAATGATTATCGCATGGAGTGTTTGCAAGTCTTTGATTAAACTCATTATCTAATTCTAAATTATATCTGCTTAAATATTGTCCTACCATATAATCATAACCACCATTATATGATCTAATGTAATACTGCCAATTAGTAACTGTTTCTTGATAATCTGTATGAAGTTCTGTAATTGAATCTCTGTTATATGCCATAATTTATTTCATTGTCCATCTTGTCGGAGAATTAAATTTAGCCTGTGTAGTCAATGGTTTTAAGTAATCAATCATATAACCTAGTGCGTCATTCATATGGTCGAATCCATCTTCCTTATCAGGAATATTTGTATTCTCTTTGTATATTTGTCTTTGTAAACCTTTTATCAAGGTTTTGCAAGAATGTGAAACAAAAATATGTCTAACCCCATTAGAATCTTTGAGTTTTGAATTTACTGCATTGACCCTATCTCGTATTGCTGGGTGCTTATGTTTGACCTTAACTTTAAATCCAGCATTTTGTAAAATTGATAAATCAGTTCTTCCACCAGCAGATGTCTTTCTTTGTTTAGAAGCTGGGTCAGGATATATAAATATTGGAATCTTCGTTCCATATCTATCTCTTAATTCTTGCACCATTTCGTCTGTATTACTTCCATAAATAATAACTTCATCTAAAAAAAATATTTTATCTTGCTCTAATTGTGCAACACAAGCTGACATTGGGTCTACGTTAAAGTCCATTCCTATATGTAAAGGTTTTTCCCAATTAATCTGTTTTTTAACTACATTATCAACAGGGTGGAAATTGTAATAAACACTTCCAGCATAGTTTTCAAAAGTACCCTCAAACTCTTGTCTAAAAGTTCTAATATCAATATCTTGTTTAGCTTGTTCTATTTCTTCTTCTGTAACCATTCCACCTTGAATAGTAGTGAATTGGTAACTATCCCATTCATCATCTTGCTTACCTTTAAGATACATTTCATAACTCCAATTACCATAACCTTTAGGAGTTCCACACATTAAAACACTTCCAAGTGTATCAGAAACACTAGCACGTAAAACTTCAAACCAAGCTCGTTTATCTATATCTGCAAACTCATCTAATATTAAAAAGTTAATACCTGAGCCTCTTAATGAGTCATAGTTATCTGCACCCTTTAATGAGATTGTACTATTAGATTTTCTTATCGTAATAGTCATTGTTGTTTCGTTAATATCTTCTATCCAATTAAACTGATTGAGCATTTCTTTAAGACTTGCCCATGCAATCTCTTTAGCCATCTTAAAGGTTGGTGCTACATACCATATTTTTTTCTTTGGTTGTGATGCGTATTTCATCATCTCTGTTATGCAAAGATATGTTTTACCAAATCTACGACCACTTATAAGAACTCTAAATCTTGCTTTACTAGATGATACTTTAAGTTGGGGTTTTGTCAGAGATATTTTCATTACAAAAATAAGTGATATAGAGTTTATCCTTATTAATTTTATCTTCCATTTTTGTTACATATTCAATAGTTAATTGACTTCCACCTATAACACATTCAGACCATGTATTAAACTTCACAGGAACTAATGCTGTACTATTACAAAAACCAGTGATTGCAGAGCAGATACTAAAGGCTAATACATAGTGCATTATTGAAGTGGGTTTTTGTTGCTTATTTTTATTTCTTCAATTTGAACTTTTAATAATTTTATTTCAGCTTCATTAACTAAAATTTTAGTATGACCGTGTGTGTTATCTACACTTTCTAATGCTTTAACTTTTTCTTCTAATACAGCAACCATAGATAGATCAACTGTTTTAGATGCGTTTTCTAATACATCTATTTTAGTCATAATTTCTCCATACTTAACAAACCCAGCACCTATACTTCCTATAAGTCCAATTATTACAACTATGTTTGTAAGGTTTTTTTTAATATCTTTAACCATTTTTTAACTCCTGTATCTGTAAAAGTAACATATTCTTTCGATACTTTATTTCGTTTAATTTCTTTATCTTAACTTCCATTATATCATTAGCAGTATATTCTATTAAATCAACATTGGCATATATAGACCTATTATCAAATATCTCTATTTGATTCAAATAAATATCTTTAGACTTATAAAACTCAGTATTATTGTAAGAAGATAATGATGCTTGGTCATTCTGCATAGCATCTAATTTAATAATATTTTTAATTTGTAAATTTTTGGCACTATCTTTAATCTGTTCATCTACCTTTGCCATAATCTTGTCTATTTTAGGTTTCTTTGTTTTCTTCTTTGCTACTTTTGTTTTAATTTCTTTTTTAGGTGCTTCTTCAGTAGATTCTTCAACTATTTCTTTCTCTTGTATTTCTTCTTCTTTTTCTTCAACAACTTCTTCCATGATTTGTTTAGTAATAACTTCTTCTTCTGGCTTTTCCTCAATTATAGTTTCTTCCATAATCTCTGGTTTCTCCTCTATAATTTCTGGTTCTTTTTCTGGCATAGATACAATCTCAATAGATTCTTCTACTGCAAATACTTCTTCTAGTTTAGGTTCTTCTTTAATCTCAAATGTAAATTCTTTTTCTAATTTTATTTCTTTAAATGTTTCTTTTTGTAATTCCTCAAAAACATTATTTATTTCTTCTATTATTTCGTTAGATATAACTTCATCATCATAAGTCATAGTTACAACTATATTATCTACATTTGCACCACCCAAATTAGAGGGTGCGTTAGCATCTGTTCCAGCTATATTAAGATTGCCTAAATTAGAGTCCTGACCATTGTATATAAGTCTATCTGTAAAATTAGCACCATTGATTCCTGTTACATCTGTTCTAATAGTAGTGTTTGTAGCAAGTACATTACCATCTGAGTCTTTTATTTTTAATGTAATTGTAAATGAATCTGCATTACCTTGACCACCCCAACAACCAGCTACTCCACATTCTCCATTTTGTACTTCTACTGTGCTGTTAAGAGTAATACCATTATCTAACATATTTTGATTTATAGAATTAGTCGTTAAATTAAATTGTTGTTCTATTGACCCACTATCTCCAAACTCTAAATCATAGTTTGATGATACATCATTGAGTTCACAGCAATCATTTAATACTTGGACATTTCCATTTGTAGTCCAACCATTAGCATTTCCTGTTTCAAAGTTGCCATTAGTTATTAAATTATTTGTTGTTTTTTCTTCTGCTAAACCTACTGAACTTGCAAACCAAGATAGCATTAACCATATAAAACCACCAAGAAGTATATAACCCCACCACTTCATTTTAATATAAGTTTTTTAATTGATTTTTCTCCTAAATATATTTCTGTTTCTGCCATTGATTTAATACATTGATATTCAACATTTTTAGAATTATTACCACGCATAGCAACTCTTTTACCTTTTAAACATTCACTCATAGATTCTTGTATTCTATGTTCTTTTATCTCTCCATTTATAATCATAAGCAAACCAATTACCATCTCTAACATTAATGTACTCCATTACCATTTGCTCTTACTTTATCTTTTAATTGTTCTACATCATCTAAAGCTTTTTCTAATTGTGCTTTTAAAAATTCTATATTAACTTTGTTTGTCATATTTTGCTCTTGGGTTATTTCTAATTTTTCTGTTGTTTTGTATAAATCTTCTATCAACATATATTGTTCCTGATCGGTTGGTAATTGTTCACTTTTTTTAAGTAGATCAGCTTGAAATAACTCTCTACTTGTTTCTAAACTTGTAAGTCTAGCTGTAACTTCTGTATATGCAAAGACACCCATTGCAACAGCTATAATAATACCAATCATATTTTTCATTGGCATACTTACTGATGTATTTTCTGATATTTTCATTTAGGATTATTCCAATTAACTGGTTTTTTTAGAGGTATAATTACTTTTTCTTTTTCTAATTTTTTATCTATTACTTCTCTTTTCTTAATTCTTTTAACATAAGTCTTATAGTCTGGTCTTTCAAATTCGTATTTATTCCATATAGCTAATGCGTCTTTACCAATCTTTCCATCTACCGGGCATGGAGTTCCAGCATTAATCATAGCTTCAAAGACTCTCTCGTCTTGACATAATAAGGCGACACTACCTACTTTCATGCCAAAGTCATATAATACTTTTGCTAATTTAATTCTTTCACAGTTTAAATCTCTAAATGTTTTACCACCTGATACACCTATTCCAAATGTTTGGACTCCAGCAGATACTCCAGTTGCACAGACATCTTGACTTTGTGCAGAAAATGATGGTGCAGATGCAGTTGGTGGTGCTGACTTAATATTAGAATTTGAAGTAGAAGTTGTTGTGCTATTAGATGATGACCCTGATTGGTAAGTGGTAGTTGCAGTAGATTCATAACCACCCTCGATTGCAGTGTTAGAACCTGATACATTTGATTGAGTAGAACCTGAATGTGCTGGTTTTACACATAAAGTTAGTAAACAAAGTAATACAATTAAGACTCCTGTAAAATAATAGTTCATAGTTGTTATCCTCATAAATTACTTTTTCTTCTTTTTACATTTACATCTAGCATCAAATAAAGTTGTTACCCATAATACTGCATTATCTATTGCACCAAATACTGTATAAAAAAACTTATCCATTATATCTTAAATCCTTTTTTCCATGATTGTATTGCCCAATAAGCTGGAGATAAATTCTTCTGGCCTTTAACTTTGGCCAAGATAGGCCTGAATCTTGCAAAGAAACTCTTTTGTCTAGCTGGTATATTCTTCTTAATAGACATAGTTTTAGAACCAAAATTAACCTTTTTAACTCTGCCTGTACTTCTGTCTTTTACAAATACTTTGAACTTCTTAACATCTCCTCTTGATGGTTTATTAAGTTTTACAGTTCTATTTTTATATTTAGCCATATGGCATAAATATCACACAACAATATAAATTTAAAGATTATCTTTTAAAGTGTCTTTTTCTCCACTTGTTACAAACATAAGTATCTTTAACTGCTCTTGTTTTATAGAGTCCACAGAAGCCATGCTTATTTGAAAAGAGTCCACAGTTACCACAACTACCCTCTCTTGTTGCTGGTCTAAAATCCTGTGGCATCTGATATGGAATAAACTCTCCATTAGAATAAAAATTACTTCGTTTCTTTTCCATGCTCTATTAGTTTCCTTAAATCTACAATTACATTTGCTAATTTATCATTTTTTTTAATTGCTATATCTCTTTGTATTTTTGCTTTTTCTAATTCTTCTCTTGCTTCATCTCTTTGTAATCTTAATCTTAAATTAATATTAGCACCTATTCTTTGATCTATTTGCATATCTATTTTCCTTGTCCTTTATATTTTTTATATGATTTGCGTTTGTGTTTATTCATAGTTGATGTTTTAACTCTCCCACCACCTATTGAAGTTCTTTTATGTTTCTTTTCATATAGTACGACAGCACCATATACATTACCCTTTGTTTTTGCCATCTTCTATTTCTTCAGCTTTAGCTTCTATGATTAATGGTAAAGGTTCAACAATAGTTTCTTGTACTGTTCTGTCTTTCATACCTAAATAGTTTTTAGATAACCATATCATCATATTGGGATTGCCTTTTAAAGCACTAGCCCACATTCTCTTTCTTAAACTAGCTTTACCAATGTTTTTATTTTCCTCTACTAAATCGGAGAATCTTCTTTGTAATGTTCTAGCAGATATTCCTACAACACTTCCTATTTCTTCTTGGGTACAACCTATTTGGCTTAAATTTGCTATTACTTTCTCATCTACCTTTTTATTGGGTCTGCCCATAGACTTTGTCTTAATTGTGTCTTTTGTCTTATTTATGTCGCTTTTCATAATAGGATTATTTTAACAATTTTGTTAGTAAAGTCCATAGTTTAGGGTTTTGTTTAAATAGTTTCTCATACCCATCTCCCACAGCTTGTGCAATAGGTTCTTCTCCTCTTTTATTTACATCTATGTCGGCATGATTAATAATTATATGAAATAACTCGTGCATTATCGTATTGAATAGCTTTAATCCTTTTACCCTTTTATCTATTACTAACAAGTTTTTATTTGGCTCATAGAAACCATATAAGTCTTGTAATATTTTGAATTGTACTGTGATCTTATTTCTGCCATATTTAATGCTTGGTATATTCATCTTTGTTTAATGTGGCTCGTAAATATTCATTTTGTAATTTGAGTTGTCGGTTTTCTATACTTAATGCAATTATTCGTTTTCTACAATATTTAAAAATTCGGAGTATTGCTTTCATTCATAATCCTTAATCGGCTCGTCTTTCCATTTATGTTTTAAATATTTCTTATTGTTTTTCAACAAGATAGTATATTGACCCCAATCTCCGATATTTTTATACCCACTATTCACACCCTTATCTTTGCTAGACTTACTATTTAGTATATGTGTATTAGTATTGTTTATTAGTACTTGTTGCGATAAGTGGTCTGTAAGTGGTTGTTCAGAATCTACATACTGATATTTGTCATAATTAACAAGGCTTATTAGAGTTACTTTTCTGCTCTTGTGGTTGTTAGTGGGCTGTAAGTGGGTCGTTCTAGTGCTTATCATTTTTCTACGCACAAGCCGTAGTATAAAAGATCGCATTTCAGAATAAGTCATACCGAATCTTTTAGCAGTTACTCGTAAAGGCATAATCATTTCTCCTCTACGAACAAATATCTCATTACCTAAAAATTTTAATGTCTTATCTTGGTGTGATGCAGATGATATAAAATATATCCAACAACTACATTGTAATAGATTCTTAAATACAGGAGATCGCCATATATCCCTATAAACTAAAAAATAACCAGATCGTTTTGCCATTATCTACTCTCTTTCTCAATCATATCAATTAATTGTTTTTTAGAATATCTATTTAATAGTGTTCTAATTATGTTTAATGTTTTTTTTGTCTTTTCGTATTCTCTAGCACGATTGTTAGATACTACCTCAAAGTGTTCCTCTCTCATTTCAGCCATTGTTCTCTCCATTGTTATAGTTAA